TGGGTTCTGATTTTGAGTTATAATAAGTTTGATTATTGATGGAGAGGGGAGTACATTTACTCCCCTTTTTCATCCCTAAACTTTTGATTATGATAAGTACTAAACAACTATTAGATGATGTTGTACAGGTGCCAAGCTATTGGATATTTGAATTCTACTGCAGGTTATCTGAGAGACTTACTGGTCAAGACATGAAGATTAAATCTCTGTTCAAACCTGATGAAAGAACTCCTAGTTTCTGCATCTATGTTAGAGATGACAAGTATAGATTCAAAGACTTCAGTACTGGTGCTGGTGGTAATGGTGTTGATCTTGTTATGATGATGTATGATATGAACTTTGGGCAAGCTGCTCAGAAGATACTATGTGATTATAATGAATTCATACTTACTGGTAGACTTAGTGATGACCTTAGAGATTTTAAGAAGCAAGCTAAGTATCAAGTAAGGGAGTATAATAAAAGAGGTTGGACTAAACAGGATGCAGATTTCTGGACACAGTTCCGTATTGATTCTGATACGCTGTCAAACTTTAATGTTATACCGCTTGATTCATATGCTATGGTAAAGGAAGATAACTCTGATAGAGTTGTTATATCTGGGCCTAATCTTTATGGTTATACTAGGATTGATGGCACTATCTACAAGGTGTATCAACCTAAGGTTACTGAGCATAAGTTCTTCAAGGTTAAGAATTATATTCAGGGTACTGATCAATTGAAGTTTAATGTACCTAACCTTGTTATATGTAGTTCTCTTAAGGATGCCATGTGTCTTACTAAGTTTGGTTACAACACTGAAGTTGTTGCTCCAGATAGTGAGAATACTCTGATACCTAATGGCGCTATGTCAATGTATAAGTTGAAGTATAAAGCAATCTGTACTCTGTTTGATAATGATGAGGCTGGTATTAAGGCCGCACAGAAGTATCAAGATGAGTATGATTTACCGGGTGTTATATTACCAATGTCTAAGGATCTATCTGATTCTGTTAGAGACTATGGTATACCTGAGACAAGAAAAGTATTACACCCTTTATTAAAAGAAGCACTAAAGAAATGAGTTGGATCTACCAATTAAAAGAATTCACCGAGGATATGATTCCTGATGGTGCTGTAGGATTTGTATATCAGATGGATGTTATCCTAGATGGTGAACGCAAGTCCTACATAGGCAAGAAGAACTTCTTTGCGGATGTTAAGACAAAGCTTTCTAAGAAGGCATTGTCTACAGATAAACGTAAGAAGACTTACAAGCGCGTAAGAAAAATTGTATATCAGAACTACTATAGTAGTAATGAAAAACTTAAGGCAGCTCATAAGGCTGGGGTACAAATCAAAAGGACTATCCTAAAGATATGCTACTCTAAGACTGAGCTTTCTTATCAAGAGGTAAAGTACCAGTTCATGTGTGAAGTACTAGAGAAAGACTTCTGGTTAAACGCAAACATACTGGGAAGGTTCTATAAACAAAAGTAATATGGCAAGTTTAAAATTAGCAACGTTATTTACAGCATTAAAAGATGCAGGTGTAACAAATGTAGAGATTAGATATGATGGCGGAGGAGACTCTGGCCAGGTAGAAGATGTAGAATTTTTTGGAGATAATTTAGATGGAGGTGACCTTAATGAGAGGTTTGAGGGCGATCTTCAAGACCTAGCTTATCGCATACTTCATGATCATTATGAATACGACTGGTATAATAATGATGGTGGTTACGGTGCTGTACATATTAGTTTTGAGGATGATGAGCCAACAATAAATGTTGATGGTTATGTAAGAGAACTTGCTGATGCATATAGCTCTGTTAATCTTGTAAACATAGATTGGGGAGAATAATGGCGCATCCATATGATCATTGTAGAAGCTCTGCTAAGAAGTGGGGCGGTGAACCTGAAGAATATCTCCATATTCATAATTGGTTCGATGAAACTAAAGGGTGGTATGGTCACAGTATGCATAGATTGTTTAGGCACCACAGTGAAGGTATCTTTGAATGCGAGAGGGTCTTCGGACCCTTTTTCATTAACTCTAAGGGTAAGAAAGTTATGACTCGCTATGTAGGCGAGCAGCATGTAAAAGAAGATTGCAATGGTTATCTACCAAGTGCAAAGGAGTGGATCACTAATATGAATAACCCTCCGATATGGATGTTAAAAACTTTAAAGATAGAAGACTAATGGAAGATCAAATAACAGTAGGTATCTATTATTATATAGATGATGCAGGTAATAAAGTCTTTGATGAAGATGAAATGAGAAATGAATTTGAAAATAAGCTTGAAGAATTACTTAAAAAATAAGACTAATGGGAGAAGTATTTAAACTTGATGAAGTAACATATAAGAACTTGTTGTCTATGGCAACATCTCTAGATAAAGAGAACATGGTTGTAGTTAAGAATCTTATTGATTCTGCAGACGTTGAGGCAAACTTACCGTACATCCTTATGTTGTACAAAGAAGCTGGGTATAGAAATCTAGCTCTTGATGAGACTACTGTAGAAAAGATAAAAGGACTTACCGGTATTGCTTATGGTAATGCATTAACTTGGAATCAAATGTATCACGTCTTGCACGATAATAAGAATGTAGATCCTATTGCTATGGCGTTCTTTATTAACAGATTTTCAGATGAGTTAGGGAAGCAATTAGAAGTTGCTGGGTTTACATTCATGGAGAAGTATCAACTAACATTAATACCTAAGGGTAAATGAAGCATACAAAACAAGAAAGTCTAGCTAAGGCTAGTAAAGAACTGATGTTAAAGGAGCCCTTTTATGGGCTCTTTCTCATTGGCTTAAATAAATTATGGAGTAAGAGAGTGCCAACTGCTGGTGTGTCTAAGCATAACATCAACTTCCAGTTAGCAATCAATGAAGAATTCTGGGAGAGCTTGAGTCCTGAGCACCACATTGGTCTCTTGAAACATGAGCTCTTGCATATTGCATTCTTCCATCTTACTATGCATGATGATTTTGCAGATAAGAAGTTAGCCAATGTGGCTATGGACTTGGAGATCAACCAGTATATTGATAAGATGTATCTACCAGACGGTGGATGTACTATTGATAACGAGATGTTTGCTCCAATGAATCTTCCTCCTAAAGCAGGTTGTAGAGTTTATTATGACCTACTACAACAGCAGCTAGATCAAGGAAATGGTACTAGTGATTTTGAGAAGATGATGAAGGCAATGGGTCAAGGTCAACCAACTTATGGTGACGGTAATCCTGTTCCTGATCATAGTACCTGGGATGAATTTAATGACCTGAGTGAAGCAGAAAAGAAACTTGTACAGAAACAAGTAGAGCATCAACTTAAGGAGATTGCAGAACAAGTAGAGAAGTCTCGTGGTCATGTACCTGGAGAACTTAAAGGACTACTAGATAAACTCAATAGTAAAGAGCCACCTAAGTTTGACTGGAAAGCATATCTTAGACGCTTTACTGGAGGTAGTCAGAAAGTATTTACTAAGAAGCTTAGACGTAAGTTTAATAAAAGATTTGAGGATAACCCCGGTCTTAAGATTAAACACCGTAAGCATATCTTAGTTGCTGTAGATACTAGCGGTTCCGTTAGTGATAAGGAAGTACAAGAGTTCTTCCATGAGATTGGTCATATTAATAAGACTGGTGCAGAGATTACTGTAGTACAATGTGATACACATATCCGTCATATCGGGCCATACAAGGCAGGAGATAAGATTGAGATACATGGACGCGGTGGTACTTACTTTGATCCAGTATTGGAACTGTATAATGATAGCCAAGATAAGTATACTTGTTTGATATACTTAACTGATGGTGAATGTGATTGTTCTGTAAAGCCAAGAGGCAAAATGCTATGGGTAATATCTACCCGTGGGAGTATAAACAAAGACTTGCCCGGACCCCAGATAAAGCTTAATTGATTTAAATTTGAGGTCCTACTAGGATTATAACTTATTGTTACTTATCTTTATAAAAAAAGATTATGAAGATAAGTTATGATTTAAAGAATAAAGCAGGTGTTTATATGATGTATGGTAATGGTCATTACTATGTAGGAAGCAGTAAGAATATTTACATACGTCTTAAGGAACATAAGAACTCTTTAAAGCGGTGTAAGCATTACAATCAGCATCTACAAAGAGTCTATTCTAAGTATGGAGAAGAAAGTTTAAACTGTTGTGTATTAGAGTTTTGTGATAACTATGTTGAAAGGGAAGCCCATTATATAGCTTGCTTAAAACCTAACATAAATGTTGAGCAAGACCCTATATCACGAATAAAAAGTGAAGCAACTAAGTTAAAACTTTCTATTGCTAATACCGGTAAAAGGCTTGGTGAGGATAACCATGCATCTAGAACTATTCATCAGTATACAAAAGAGGGTGTATATGTAGCATCTTACCCAACATTAAAAGCTGCAGCATTAGCTGTTGGTTTAAACGGTAAGACAATGCATAAAACATCTATTGGAAATACTAAAACATTGGGCGGTTATATGTGGAGCTTTAAAAAAGTTAAGAAACTTAAAGCTAAAGCTCCTAAGAAACCTAGTAATGTAAAGTATAAAAAAATCATTTTAGTTTCTGATACAGAAACATTAACTGTAAAAAGTATAAATGAAGCAGCATTCTTATTAAAAGTTAGTGTACAATCTATACACCAGGCTGCTAAGAAAAACAAAACCTGCAAAGGTTATTTAATTAAATTAAACTAAGAGTATGAGCGCAAATCAAGTTAACTTAAACACAGATGAACTAAAAGAATTCATCGGACACATTGTAAAGAACAATCAGCATATCCAAGCTAACGGAAAGATTCCAGTAGCTGTAAACATTGAGGGTGAGGCAGGTATTGGTAAGACCACTACTATATTGCAGATTGGTAAAGAGCTAGGACTAGATGTAGTTAAGTTAAACCTTGCTCAGATCGAGGAGCTTGGTGACCTTACCGGTTTTCCAATTAAGGAATTTGAAGTAATTAAAACTACAGATGATGGCAAGAAGGTAGCCAAGTGGGTACCTGAGAACATCATGCCTATGTATATTCAGAACAAGTATGTTCCTAGTGGTGAGAAGCGTATGGGTTATGCAACTCCAGAGTGGATTCAAGGTAAGGAGCAAGGTGGTATCTTAATCTTAGATGACTACAGCCGTGCTGACCAAAGATTTACTCAGGCTGCAATGGAATTGATTGACCGTCAGAAGTATATCTCATGGGAGCTTCCTAAGAACTGGCATATTGTATTGACTAGTAATCCTGATAATGGTGACTATCAAGTAACATCTATGGATGCTGCTCAGAAGACTCGCTTTATCACAGCTTACTTAAAGTTTGATTCAGATTGCTGGGCTCGTTGGGCTGAGCAAAATGAGATTGACTCTCGTTGTATTAACTTTTTGTTGATGCATCCTGAGTTGGTTACACAGACAACTAATGCTCGTAGTATTACTACTTTCTTCAACAGTATCTCTAGCATTGAGAACTTTGAGGAGAGCTTGCCGTTGATCCAAATGATTGGTGAGGGTAGTGTTGGTAGCGAGTTTGCTACTTTGTTTACTACATTCATCAATAACAAGCTTGACAAATTGGTTACCCCTAAAGATATGTTGACTAACAACAGCTGGGAATATATCAAGGGTCAATTGATGGGTACTATTGGTAAAGATGATGCATACCGTGCAGACATTGCTAGTATTATGGCATTGCGTTTCACTAACTATGCTGTTCACTTCTCTACTGATAACACAGTAGATCAGAAGATCATTGACCGTATCACTAACTTTATCACTGATAAAGAGATATTCACCAATGACCTTAAGTATGCTCTTATCAAGGGTATCTTAAACGGCAACAAGATTAAGTTCACAAAGCTTATGTTAAACCCACAAATCGCAGCTATCGCTGTTAAATAATGAAGATGGATTTGAGTCTAGGTAATGTTACAGATGTAATGCTGAAACAGTTACCGTTTATTCAAGGTAAGTACCGCTATGTGTCTTTAGGTAAAGGCGACAAACCTAGAGAAGATACGTGGATGTATAGTGTAGAAGAAGACTCAGTAGAAAAGATTAGTGCACTCCTGAAAGGGGGTGCGCTACCTTCTCTAGCTCCTAAGTCTAAAGGGTATGTTATACCCGGTTGTAAATATACTGTTGGTCAATTAAAGGATATTGCTAAGATCTCTGGGTTTACTATTACTACTGATCCTGCTAAAGCAGATTTCTTTATTAGCCATAAGAATGTAAAGAGTACTGGTAATCAGAATCAACAGGTTCCTGATAATCTTATATGTTCAGGTGTTAGTTGTTATACCTATGTTTTACCTGATGCATTTGCTAAGGCAAAACTTACAGCATATATATCAAGATTTGAGTTTGTAGGGGATGACGAGAAAGCAGTATTATTCTCAAAAAGATACTACCACTATTATGATTCTTGGTCAGCATTGCATGGTAACGATGTACAATATAACTTATTACCTGCAAGAACTGTAGAGATAATATATCAGATACTCGCTAAGAAAGTACCAGTAGTAGATGAAGATCTTATCTTTGATTCTATTGAGCGCTTGGTTATAGATGAGGATATGTATAATGCTCTACACTCTATGCTCAGTAGCAGCAGTGATGATAAGCGCGTTGCTGCAGAGATGGTATACAATTGTAACTATAAGGATTCAATGTATTATATCTACCGCTTGTTTGAGGATCACTACTATGATCTCCAGCATCATATGAGTAATACTAACTGGAAAGTATTTGACGCTAAGATTGATTCATATAGAATTAAACAACTAGAGTTTCCTAAAGACATTAAGCATTTCTATGATCACGGTTATCTTACCGAGGATAACTATGACCGCATGGTGAATGATAAACTTCATGATCTAAATGCAGGTCTTGCTAGAGATGATCAAAAGTTCTTTAGGATAGAAGCATTTTGTATTAAGACATACACTGAGTATTTACAGGAGAGGGCTCCTAAAGAAGAGCCTAAACCTGAAGCTCCATTACCT